ATGCAGCGTCAGCTTTACTCGAAGCCGAATCAGCTTTATCAGAAATGACCTGAGTGCTCGCAGTGAGCTGATCAACAGCAGTAGCCCTTGCCTGAGCTTCATCTGACAGAGCCTGCCTTACCTCGGTAACTCCCGCCTCGTTCTGCGCAGTTTTTGCCTCAAGACGGGTAACATCCGTTACGCGCGCCTCCTTTTCAGTAGCGATCACCTCCCGGAGCTGTTCGAATGTCGCAGAGTTAGCGCCCTGTTGGGCTGTCTGGCGCACGACAACATCGGCAATAGCCAGCGCGTTTCCGATGATTGCTTCAGCGGTCTGCTTGTTCGAGCCAACCGCAGCAGCAAGGCCGTCTGCGTTCTCTTTGATTGCATCAGCCAGTTCTGCCAGTTTTCCGCTGCTGTCCACCGCGTTCTCGATCAAGTCTTTGAACGTATCGGAGCCTTTCATGTCCTCCAGGATTGCATCGGTGATATCGGATACATCGATGCTGGCCTGCCCGCGCACAAAGTCTGTATACCCTGATTCGTTTCCGCTGCGGTCCACCAGCTGCGCGCGGTACCAGAAAATTTGCCCTGCCTTAAGGCCCATCTGCTGATACTTGCGCTGCGGATAGGGTACGTCTGCCAGCAGCATCGCATCGTCTTCTGTACCGGTCAGGCTGTACTGAATTTCCGTCTTCAGCGTGTCGTCGGTGTTCGCCGGGAATCCCCAGCTCAGCTCAATACCGAAAACCACATTATCAGAAGCGATGAATCCGACCGGTTTCGGCGGATTGCCCACTTTACCCGTAAGATTCACTTCTGATGATGTCGCCCACACCGATGAAACGTCGCTGGCGTTCACCGCCCTGACGCGGACCAGATAGCGACCCGAGTAGATACCCTGCACTTCAAAACCGAGAGAAGACGTTCGGGGCACGCTTACCCAGTTGCCGCTGTCACGCCGCCATTCCGCCTCGTAAGCAACTGCACCCTGAACAGAATCCCAGGCAACGCGCATAGTGGTAATCGCAATGTTCTGGTTAACCGTAGAGTAACTGTCTACGACAATATTTCCTGGGGGAGCCTGAACCCCCGGTGGAATGACACTGACTGGCCGCTCGTCCAGTCTTGCGCCGGTATCAACAGCGGAATAGATATCAGGGTTGTAAGTCGTCCCGGTAACCTCGAAAGTACCGTCGTTGTTGTCCCGCGTTCCCGTAACACGGAAAAGCGCTATAAACAGATCGTCAGAGTCCACACCCCAGTTACATTCAGCCTCCGGCGTTTCGCTGTAGGGTGTGGTGACAGTGACTGTGTTTCCGTTAACGGCCTGGACGGTTCTGGCCTGAGCTGTGCCTGATGGAAGATTCAAAAACAGCCGGTTCCCGGCCTTCACATCAGCGGCGCGATCGAGGGTTATGTTGCGGCCGTTAACCGCACTCACCCTGCCGCCGATAGTTCTTCCGGCCAGCTCGTTAGCAGCCACGCCGATCACCTCCCCGACAGGTGGAACGTCCATGCCCGTGCTGAAGGTCACCACCTCGCCGATACCGTTAGTGAGCAGCGCCCAGCGCCCCCGCCGGTTTGCCTCTGACTGCCTGGTGCAGCCGATCGCAGTCATTTCGAGCTGACGATAATCGAAGCGCATGGCCAGATCGTTATCGTAAACAGGCTCAGGCGTGTCTTTATAGTGGTTGGCTGGGTCTGACCAGTTCACCAGCGCGGCAGTGTTTCGGGTGGTTTCACTCGGATCCGCAAAGGTAAATTTTCCTTCAACAACGCTGGCGTGGTTATAGATGTGCCACACATCCCTTGGCATATCAGCCAGGACATACATCTTATTATCGCCCCAGTACGTCATGCCGCGAAATATACCCGCCAGATCACGAAGTACGGTCCAGGCGTCATTACGGTCCTGGATATAAACGTTGCAACGAAAACGAGGCTCCGTCCCGCTGCCGCCCTTGCCGTCTGGTACCAGTTGATCGCAATACTGGGCGATGCGATAAAGTTCCCATTTGTCTATCTGAGTCGCATCGATTCTTTGACCCAGCCCGAAGCGCTCGTTCAGAATGATGTCGTAATAAATCCAGGCTGGGTTATCCGTCCACGCCCATTTAAATACGCCCTCCCATGTACCAGAATAAGTGCGGGTTTCGGGATCATAAGTATCAGGTACACGGATGATTCGCCCTTTCGGATTGCACACAACCTGAGGAATGGCATTAGGGAACTGCTTTGCGTCAAACTCTACATACAGCAGCGCTGTGTTAACGTAGCGAAGTTTGGCGTCAATAATTTCAGTAACGGCCACAACGCGCATGGTGTCGACGATATTCACGCTCGTGGAATCCGGCGTGATTCTGCGAACCCGCAACTGCCATCCAGTCGAGGCTTTCGGAAGATTGACGCGGTGACTGCGCTCATAAAGCGACGTGGTTTTGTCATCAACAGCACCGTTAACCACCGTTTCATACGGCCCGCCATCGACCGACAGATCGATAGCATACTCGACGCGGGTGCCGACTTTATCACCGTTGTTTTTCTGGAGTAAAAGAGTTGGCCATCCCAGGCGAATTCGCAGCGCAGAGAGCTGCGTGTTGGATACCGCCCGAACATACGGTACAGCCTGTTTCAGCTCATATGAAACCTGAAGTTCGTTTTCAATGCCCGGAAAGCCCTGAATGTAATCCTGGTCCTGAGTACCGGAACAGAACTCGTATTTTACATTATTGAAATTGTAACTTCCGTCGGCGTTCTGGAGAGGGGTGTATGAAGATGAGTCGCCAAGGAAAATATTTTTACCATCAAGCCCGCCGGCGAACTCCCCCTCCCCAAGAGCAATCAGCACCTTTGCCCTTGCAATGGACTGAATGCTGTCTGGTGCCTCAACAGGCGTACGGGTCTGATTGCTGCCACCTTTGCCGCGGCCTTTGATGATTGTCGTCGTCATATCGCGTCCATAAAAAAGCCACCGTCAGGTGGCTTGCAGTACGTGGTTTGGTTTATTGCTGATCTTCTGCATAAACCCCGGCGGATATAATGGCACCGCCAATTTCCCGTTGCCCATAAAGCAGGGGGACGGGATTGCCAGATGCCGTCGTGTTAACGGGACCACCAAACGCATAGGAGGGTTTGTTATCAGGTTCCTGACGCATTCGCAGACCTGAAACCTGAGGAGAGAGCATTTGCACTACACCGCCAACGGCCATAGAGCCAGCTGCGGCATATAGTGCCATTTGTGTGCTTGCTGCCCATCCTATTGGGTTCCACCAGGTAAAGGCCGCAATTGCGGCGGCAGTAACAATTTGAAAGAGCCCCGCCCTTTTACTACCGCGTATGACAGGGATAATGCGGAGCTCGTCACCAGGCCCAAGAAGATCAAACTCTTCCTTGCCTATGTTTATTTGGTTTCGGAAGATGACAAAGTCCAGCCCTTTCGCTCTGGTCTCGCGCAGGTAGGAATCAAATCCATCAATGGTGTTAGAAAGCGCCCTGAAAACTTCGCTGGCGGACGTTAGTGCACGGCGATGTGTCCTGCCAAATCGCTGAGCCATTGAGCCGCTGAGTTTGATAACGGTTTTTCTTTCCATTACATCAAATCCTTATAACGCAGAATTTTGATGGTACGGTCACGGTAATAGCCACCGTAGGGAATACGCTGGCTTAGCTGGCCATACATGTGATGCAGTAGCATGTTGCCATCAAGCAAAATCCCGGCATGGTTCGGGACGGTGGACTGAACCTGCATGATAACCATGTCACCTGGCTGAGCGGTACCGTCGTACTCACGGAAACCGCATTCCTGCCAGTTATCCATATAGAGATTTTCACCCTGCTCCCACCAGTGGCGATCTACGCTGTAGTTGGGCAGTTCAATGCCGTGTTCGATGCGGAAATAGTCCATGATGAGAGACCAGCAGTCAGCATATCCGAGAACAAACTGGCGCCCTGTGAGGGGTCGGTCTCCGCGAGGCATGACGGTGCGAATGTCGCCCTCCGGCCACGATGCAATAATCCAGGGCAGTTCCGTGGCATCACACATCAGCATGTCGAGCTCGCTCGGCTGGGTTGTTGCCCCGTCGCCGGGATGGCTGTGGACGATCGCCACCACAGTGCCCTGCTCTTCGGCGGCCGCATAATCCTCAGGATTAAGTTCAAATTGCTCAGTCGGCGACTCAGCATTATTTTTGCAGGGGATGTATTTCTCCACCCGCCCCTTCTGAATAACCACGCCACAGCACTCCTCGGGGAAGGATGCGGCGGCATGCGCCAGAATGGCGCTAACTGTTTTGTCGCGCATGATTATCCTCTCAGAAGTGAAGCGCCGGGGAACCCGCCATAATCCAGCTGTTCATTCTCTCCGAAGCGAGGTTTACAGCCCGTTGACAGCAATCCGGAGCAAACATCCTGTGAAGGATCGTCCACCCGATTGCCGTCTTTATCGAACCAGCCGTTTTGCCCGGCGTAGGTGCAGCCGTTCCCGGTTTTGTACCAGCCCCGCATGCACCACGTGCACATTGGCTGAATTTGCCGGGTCGGAATGAGTTGCCCTCGCAAATCGGCTGGACTGGAAAGCTCAAACTCTACGGTTTCATCGTCTGACCCTGATTTACGGTCGATGTAATAAACCTGTTTGCGCTCCTCGTTGGGATTCGCAGTCGGGTTCCCATCAGGGAAGTTTCTGGCGTCCAGATAGTGTGCGAAAGTGTCATGGATGATCACCTTTGCTTTAGCCATCCCCTGAAATCTTCGGCACAGCGCGCCAATCGTGCCGCTGATGTTTGCAACGGTGAGAGACGGCCGTGAACTCTGGCCGTCACTGCTGACAGATATGCCGGTCAGTTCATACGGCCACGCGCCATACTCCTGCCCCTGCCACCACACCGACTTCGGATCAAGTTTTGACTCGTCGCCGCCTGCGGCGATGATTTCCGCCTCGGTATGCGGAATTGTCTCGTTGTGAAAGCGAAGAATACCCGCACCGAACGCTGAGCCGTCCACCTCGATCAGGCGGACGCGCTTACCCGGCTCCAGTTTCTGGACATCAGATGAAATACTCATGGATGGTATGCCTGTATGAATGTGCTGCTGAGGGTGTATTTTTTGTTGCCGTGGGTAGATATCTGGAAGGATTCCGCGCGCCATAAACCTGAAGACTCAAGCGGTGGCTTCCAGATAAATGACTTCCACCCTGCATGTCTGTTCAGAAAGTTTTTAATGGCCTGAATGTAAGCCTCATCGCCGGTAAAGCTCACGCTCCACTGAGGTGTTACCGGGTTGATGCCGTCCCCGGCCACCTGTGTATAGCCATCGCCAAACTGCGCCTTTCGGGTACGAAAACTTGTATCAACCTGAGAGGCAACCTTTGGGCACCAGCTGAAGGTTTCGACTGCCATGGTTAAACTCCCTTGATTAATCGCCACAGAGGCGAGCCCGGCATGCTGGCCTGTTCGTTAATGACGCCAGTGATGGCATCCTTAAGCTGCCTCCCTGCTGCTCCAGCACTACCCTGACTGGCCGCCTGTGGAGATCCGCCCTGAATATTGATATCGCCGAAGTTAACTGAAGGCACACCGCCAGAGACCTGTGGCATCCCCACTGCGCGAACAGCAAGATCACCATTAGGTGCCCGCGTGAGTGGCATAATGGCTTCAGGACCTGCCTCGCCGAAAATCCCCGCACCTTTGGCAAAAGCAAACAGCTGAGGCGTCTGAAAAACGCCATTGCTGTAAGCGCTCAGGGACGGAGAGTCGTAAACATTACCCTTCGCATTAAAGGTAAAGTTCGCGCCGGCATTCTGAATAGCGGTACCGCTGCTGGCGGTTGCGGCTGACGAGGCGCCAAAACTGAACAGTGATCCAATTGAGCTGACGCCATTAGCAACAGCCATGTTCACCAGAACGTTCTGGATGATCTTCAGTACGCTCACGCCCCAGTCCTTCCAGCTGTCAACGTTGCCATTGAGCATGTCGGTGATCGTGGTGACCGCGCCACCCATGGCCTGCTTCATGCCGTCAGCGGCCATGGAAGAATAATCAGTAGCTTCGTCCACCCAGTTCGCATAACCCTCAGACAGTCCCGTCATCCAGTCGTCACGCTGCGCATCAGAAGCTGCGTAATATCCCTCCTGGTCGCGCAGGCGCTCTTCGAGGTAGCGCTTATTAAGTGCCAGCCCCTGCTGATAGAACGTCTCGTCGATTTCACCAGCCTGACGCTGGCGGAGAAGATCGGTATTCTTCTGCTCAAACTCCTTACGCAGATTGAACTGCTCCTGAAGTCTTTCACGGAACCTGGTTCCCTGCCCGTAGCCCAGCAGTTGCGCTTCATTGGCTGCGCGGGCGCTGGCGTTACTTTCGGCAAGGTTGGCTTCGTAATTTCGCAGTTGCTCACGTAATTTAACCTGGTCAATCAGCGCAGCATTCTGCAATACCGTCTTTTTCTGGGCTTCTGTCAGAGAAGCAAGTTCGCCCTGGCTGACCTGGTATTTAACCTTCGCCAGTTCAGTATTCTGGCCTTGCAGGGCAATCTGCTCTTTTTGCTGCTTGATAAGGCGCTTATACACATCCTCGGTTTTCTCGCCTTCGGTTTTACCGCCCTTCGCCTTAGGTTTGTTGGCCTCATTATTCCGCCATTCAGCAAGGCCGTTATTAATCAACTCCTGACGGCCTGTCTGGAATTGCGGATCACTGGTTAACCCCAGGTCATCGGCTGCATAACTCAGTCGCAGGCGCTCTTTTGCTTCACCCTTCAGGCGTGACAACTCCAGATCCCGGCGGCTCTTTTCGAGTGCATCGGTTTGCTTTTTGTCGAGGTCGGCCTGAGGAAGTCTGAGCGGGACGTTAGCCAGTCCCTGACGTGCCATAAGGAGTTGGTTACCCAGACCGAGCAATCGATTAAGTTCATCGTGCTGCCCATTCATCAACAGAAGTGATTGATAAGCCCGGTTCTGATTCGCTGCCTCCTCCCGAATTAGCGTCACACGCCGATGCTCAAGACCTTCAAGAACCTGTTGGATAGAGGCAGATTTCTCCTGCATCTGAGCAAGTCTTTCCTGCTCAACAGATAACTGTTCAGTGGCTGTAGCCAGTCCACGGGTCACGGTATCCAAAGATGTCAGGTGGTTAATCATGAAACCACCGCTGGTCGTTGGACCGGGATTACTGATCACTGACTGATAACCAGCTATCTGCTCTTTCAGATTTTCGATCTTGCTCTTTTGTTCATCTATCAGCCTGTTCTGCTCATTCAATGCTGCGCGCGTCTTCTCAGCATTGTCTGAAGCTTCAGGCAAAGACATTGCCTTCGACTTTTTACTGACTTCATCAATCGTGGTGGCGTATTCCTGCGCCGAACGACGGGCCTGCTCCTGATTCTGATACATCGCATACCAGGCTCCGGCTCCCAGCATCACCAGACCCGGCACGCCGCCAATCAGGCCAAGCGCACCACTCATCAGGCGAGTGCCGACAGATGTTACGCTATTGAGATTGCTTTGAGTCGAAACACGATTTGAGATGTTACGGTTTAAAGCAGCCTGAGCGGCAGCCAGACGCCTTTCAGCGACAGCCTGAGCGTCGGCATTTTTAGCTGCTACCAGCCCTGCCTGCGCGCGTTCAAGTGCTGTTCTGGCTCGCACCTTTTCCATAGCTGTACCGCTGGCAAGAGCGGTAGTCAGTCTGGTATGGGCCGCAGTGACTTTTGCTTCAGCCGCCGCGACCTTTTCTTGCTGAGCCGCCTGAACATCTGCACTTCTTGAACTCTGTACTGCTTGCTGAGCCCGATAAACTTCAGCCCTGGAAGCCGCAACAGCAGACTGCGCCGCTTTATCCTGCGCGACTGCAAGGGCAACCTCTGATTTCGCAGCTGAAATTAGCGCACCTGTTGCACTCGTGGCACTGGTTACAACTCCGCTTAGGTAGCGTGCCAGCCCCACGCCAACAAGCGCCCCAGCGACTGTTGTAATTGTTGACATATTGTCAGCAACGTCACTAAGCGCGCCGCTCACTGCTGATGAAGTAAAAGAATCAAGCGTCTGGGCAACATTATCCAATCCGCCAGACAACGCATCAGTAGCACCGGTTGCCTGGTTTACACCGCCAACCCAGGCCATGAATGAGTTAGTTACTTTTTGAAGGGACCCGGAAACCGTTTGTGGCATGCTGGCAAATTCGCTCTGCAACGCTCTTAACTGGCTCATTAAAGCTGGGACAACCTTATCGATCGTAAGCTGACCCTGGTCAGCCATGCTCTTGAGGTCTTTACGGGCTACACCCATTCCCGCAGCCAGAGCGCGGATTACCCGATCACCGGCTTCGTTAACGGCATTAAATTCTTCACCACGAAGAACGCCTTGTGCGAGCGCCTGGCTGAACTGAGTGATAACAGAACTCGCCTCCTGAGTGTTAGCCCCAGAAAGCTTAAGGCCGGTAGAGACAGCTTCTGTAATTTTCAGAACTTCGTCAGAGCTATAACCGTACTCGCGCATTGAGGCAGCTGCGCGAGAAAAAAGGTTTGCGTTATCTGAAAATGCCGTGCCGGTTCTTTGGCTGATTTCCATTAACTGACGCTGTGAAGCTGCAAAATCATCAGCAGAAGATGATGCCTGTTTAAGACGAGCGTTTACGGAATTCCACTCATCAGCAATCTGCACAATTTTACCCGTTGCAAAAGCTGCCGTAGCTGCGGCGGCAGCCCTTCCTGCCGATGCAAATCCGGCAGTCAGATCAGATAATGCCCTTTCGCTCTCTCTGGCGGCAGCGGCGGCCTGACGACCACCATTTTGCATGGTTCGGTAATAATCCTGCCCCATGCGTGAGGCGCGGGAAATTTCCGTCTGGAATGATTGCGAGTTAGCGGAAATTTTAATAATCAATTCACGTAATGTTGCCATCACATTTCTCCAGGCGAAAAAAAACCCCGCCGGAGCGAGGTTTAATTTGTTGCTGCTGTGCCGGGTGCCTCCCGGTGAGTCCTCCAGTCAAAGAACTCGCGATCTCGTTTACGTTTCTCATCAGAGAAATTTGACTGTACGCCCATCCGCATAGGTGGATTCACAGCAGCAACATTATGCTAACTTAGGAGTTCGTATCTGACAAACTCATTTTGAACAAGTATTGGATTTGAAATTATTGGATGCGACCCACTGCCAGTTAAACGGATAGCCGGCTCGATACTGAGTTTGTTCAACCACCTTACGAATGCCATAAATCTGTACTGTTGTTTCTTGTCCGCCAACCATGGCTACACCAGAACAAATAGGGTCCTGTTTATCAAGCAGACCGGCACAACCTGAAAGCACGCTAGAGATACCCAGAGCCAAAATAAATCTTTTCATTGCACATCCTCTTAGTTTTTCTCAGATTAACAGCAATTTATTTTGGATTAAACTCGTGTTAAAGCGGCTTGGGATTGTAATCACCAAATTTCTTTAGCCAGAGAGCAAAAAGAATGTTCTTACTGTGTCGCAGCTGTAAGTGCAGCCTCAAGCCCTGCAAACGGGTCCTTCGGTTCTGATTGCTCATCACCACCCCAGCGCAGGATCGCATCGTCAAGCGGTACTTTTGCCCCCTGCGAGCCGTAGATGGCAGAGACGAGCTGAGCTGCCTGAATGTCACCACGAATATCGCCAACCGGACTTTGCCTGTCGTACTCAATCCACATCAGAAGCTCGCTTGCCGTCATATTCTGCCGAAGCTCTGAGAGCGTGCGCCCCATCCGGAGCGCAAGCGACATCAGAAACTTTACGCCGGGGGTTGAGACTTTTCCCGCGCTTCGTCCGCGTTGTTGATCAGGTCAAGCGCCTGTTTGAGCAGGCGTGAATGGACGGGGCCGTAGATTTCACGCACCTGCTCTTCTTCGTCTACGCTGAATACCGGTTGCTTATCGGTGTCGCACAGGACGTCAATGAAGAGCACCACGTCAGCGCAAAGATTACGGTGTGCCTTTTCCGATACCGACACATTTTCATCATCAGTACCCGCTTTCACCACTTCCTGCCAGCGCAGCCAGGCTTCACCTGACGGCTCACGGAGAACCACTTTGACGCCCTCCCACTCAGGAACGGCGACCGTCTTATGACGAAAACCCGACATCTTAGCCAGGGCGAGATTTTTAATATTCTTCATGCGACCTCTCAGGAGCCAGACTCGATGTTTTCAGGCTTACCTTTCAGGCGCAGGGAGAACGTTGCCGCCACTACGCCGTTGGTACCGGAAGACCAGGTGTGCTGGCGGATTTCAGCCAGGAACTTAAAGCCCTTGCCGGACGGGAAGATAACCTGGAAAGCGTAGGTCGTATCGTTGTCATAGGCCTCACGCAAGGCGTCCTGCGCCGGATTCTTGTAGAAGTTGCCGGACAGAGAGATTTCTGACGGAGAAGGCAGGCCGTTGATGTTCTCCTGCTCGGTAGAGCAAAGTGTTGTTACGTCGATATCCTGCTTCTGACCACCGGTGAACTGAATTTCTTTGATGGTGCAACTCAGATCGAGGAAGGTTGCGGAATCCATCGTTTCTTTGGTGGCTGGCAGGGAGGAAATAAGGATCTTCGTCAGCTGCGATTTTTCATAAAGTGCAGACATAGCTGTCTCCTGGAAAAAGAAAACCCGCCATCAGGCGGGTTCGTTGGGTGAATTAATTGTCAGGGGGTAACTTTAAAATCCAGGGTGGCACGGTAGAGCCGATAATCTGGCTCGTACCCGGGGATTTTTACCACCTCTGTAGGGGTTAACGGCTCAAGCGAAGCGAGCACCAAATCTCTCAGGGATCGTGATTCAGCGATCGAAGTGGAATACACATCGACCTGAACGGAAACCCTGCTCTCTGCCTGGCCACACAGTACGTCAGCGGAAACATCATCGACGATGGAAAAGATAATCCAGGGTGGAGAGACAGACGGTTTCCCGTCACTACCTAATGGCGCAACATAGGGGTATACCCGTCCTTCTGCCAGGGAAGAGAGCAAGGCGTAGATATTATCTTCATTCACTTGCTCAATACCTCATCAATAGCCTGATTCATCCTGGCAATGGCGACGCTGGCGGCCTCTTCCTCGCGCATATCGTAAGCGGGTCGTACAAACGGATGCGCAGGTATGTTGGCTGTTCCCAGTTCAACGAATCGCCAGTAAAAGGCGTTTCTCGGGTTATTCGCCTTCATCGTGTTATCGCTGTTGCCGGTTCGCGGGTTAACGCCACGAATATGGACGCCGGAAGAAATTTCCCCGCGGCGGCGGCTTTTTTGGGTCACCACCACCACGTTTTTTTTCAGTTTTCCGGTGCGTACCGGTGCACGTGCGATCACTTCCTCCTTAAGCACTTCCGCGCCGGCGCGCGTGGCATCACGAAGAACCTTACTGTTTTCAGCGCGGCTAAGCGCCTCCAGATCCTTTGCGATGTCATTCAGGCCGGAAAAATCGAGGCTCGTCTCAATCATTTTTCGATCCCCTGCTTACAAAGAATTTCGAGCTGAATACCACGAGAATCAGGGATTGGCGGACCAATGATATTCAAAATGGCACCCTTGAACGGGCCAGTCATAACCCTGAGTCTGGACGCAGCAGTTATATCGCTACGAAATCGTGTCCATACCCTGATAGTAGCGACTGCGGTTTCAGCGCCAGCGGCTACCAGTTCACGCCCACTGATGCCCTTTACTTCTGCCCAGGTTTCTGCGCCGTCATGCCAGGATTCAACTGGCTGACCGGAATCATCCCTTTCCGTAGTAATATTCTGTATTGTGATCCTGTCTCTCAGTCTTCCGGCCTGCATAACACCCCCTACAATCCATAAATCCGATAGGGCTGCAAAAGTGCTTCTACGGCGAAAGGAATTTCTGTCGTAATGTTTCCGATGTTCACTGCTTCCCGGTTTGCATACCAGTGACCGATAAGCAGTAGCATGGCTGCCTTAACATCATCATTGAGCAGTATCGGGTCCGGGTCGTCAGCGTAGCCAGGGCTGCTTTCCTTTTCGTAGAGCGTTCGGCGTGTCCATGTCTGGACGTACCGGGCCGCTGCACCTGTGTAAATCTCCAGCAGAGCATCATCACCCGTAAAGTCGGTATCAATGCGGCAATGCTGTTTCACCACATTATGATCAAGCATTTGTTTGCCCCGAAATAAAGCGGCCCGAAGGCCGCAATAGTTATCAGCTACCCGCGCCGGTGCTGAATGAACCGTACACGAACGCCTCAGGGCGTTTCACAGCCAGCGCCAGACGTTCTTCACAACGGATGGTGATCATGTTTTTCTCGAAGTCGTCGGCGTTCTCCGTGGAGATAACCACATTCGCATCTTCGCGGTCGAAGATTTGCGCACCAGCGTTAAATGCACCGGTCAGGAATTTACCCTGGAAGGCTGCCGCTTCCGTTGCAACAACTGGCAGACCCCACAGAGTCGGACCAGTCAGCGCCGCAGGGTTCGCCAGAATGTAACGACCCAGGCTGTCTTTGGTCAGCTCGATCCGCGCCCAGTCAATGAAGTGAAGAACATGACCAGACGCCGGGAAGCGTGCCAGCTGTGCCTGCAACATTGCCAGACGCAGATCGTCAATCCCGCTCTGCTGTTCGACAGTGAACGCCGGATTGAACGCTGACGCCTGAGGAACGATGCCGTGCAGATGAACGCCGGTACCATCACCGAAGAGAATTTCCTGCTCTTCTGCATACTTCAGTCCGTAGCGCATTTCGGCATCAACGGTGGACTGCAACTGTGCGAAGTCATCCAGGATCTGCTTAGAGGCTTTGAAAAGGTGCGCGATGGTGCTGACGCCAGTGATTTTCGGCGTGAACTCAATTTCGCTGTATGGTTTCTGCGTATTTTCAGGAACCACTTTCGCGTTATTGGTAAAGCCTGTCTGCTGCACCCAGAAAATAGCTGAGGAGGACGTACGGCCTGGAGCAATCAGATCGCGGATGAACAGGCGCTGTTTCGGCGCCGTATCAATACCCGGCAAGCGCTGTGGCTCCACAACACCATCAGGCACATCCACCGAAGTCAGGGCAGCCTTAACCGGGATGCTGATGCGCTTACCGCCTTCCACGCTGGAAGCAAAGGTTTTCAGGGCTTCAGCGGAGATCACCTGGTGGCCAACGGACTCGACAACCTGTTTTGCGTTTGCCAGCGGCATCTGGGCAACATGTTGCTCCAGTTCGCCCATTGCGGCCTTCAGGGTTTTTTCAGCTTCACGCAGCGCGTTGAACTCAGAAGCCATTTTATCAACGGCAGCTTTTGTTTCTTCTGACAGCCTGCCTGACTTCTGCGCCTCTTTGAGTGCGTCTTCTGCTTTCGCGTTGAATTTGCCGGTTGCCTCTTCAATGCTGGCAGTGACTTTTTTCAGAATTTCGTTTACTTCAGACATAAAGGGTCCTTATTTGACTAACGCCGCAAGAGCGCTTTCAAGTGAATTGAGGGTTTCAG